TTGTCTTCGTGGAAGCCCTGCAGGGACTCAGGCTTTGTGGCTGTACGCGGGACGGCAAACCAGCGGCGGTCATAGCCGTTCATGTACACGCGGGTCTTCGTCCATGTGAACATCATTTGAAGCACCGGGCTTGCGTCCAGCCACTTTGCCATTTCTGCCCACAGGACGTTATCCAGCTGTTGCATCGTGGGGGCGGTGCAGACGATGCGCGGGTAGGAAAAACAGGCAATGAACCACCACATAAGATTGGCTTCCAATGCCGTTTTGCCCACGCCCTGCCCGGAACGGATGGCAACACGCCGATGCTGTGATACCGCCACAGCCGCCTCCCGCTGCCATGGATCCGGCTCAAAGTGAGTCACTTCCTTGAAAAAAAGGAGCGGGTCTTTGCGGTACCGCGGTATTCTTCTTTGGAAAAACTCACGGCGTGTCATCGTCCATCCCCTCTGCGGCCTGAATGGCTGCTACCCAGTCGTCAACCAGTTCGCTCTTTCCGCCGCCGCTCATATTGCGCAGTTCGGCCAGCTGTTTGATGCACTGGGCTTTCTGCCGCTGTACATCGGTCAGGAGCTTGTTCAAGCGCTCTATGATGAGGTAGGACGCTTCCAGAGTGGAATTTGTCAGGGTTTCATTGCCCGGCAAACGCTCCCCGGCGGCTACTTTGGCATCAATGGCATCCACATAGGCCTGCAAATCATTCTTTTCCTTTTCAGTGTCACCATCCAGCCGCTTGAAATTCCTGCTTCTCTTGGATGTGGTCTGCGTCTGAACATAGGCTCCCTCTTTGGAATAGTGGGAGATACGCTCCAGCAGATAGCCCTCACGGGCGGTCAGCAGCTTCAGCTCGTTTATGAGCAGTTCTTCTGCATCCACATCTTCGTCACAGGCATCCAACAGCTGACGGTGTTCCTCTGTCCAGCTTCGGAACATCAGTTCAGACCAACCGCCATGCTTGACGGCGTTGCGGTTTCCCTTGGGCGCACCTGCTCCAACGGCATTGACATTACCCGGCGGCGCGCCCTGCTTTGGTCTTGTTTCAGGGTCAGGTGCGGCGGGTGCATCCTCTGGGTGCAGGGTGCGTTTTGCGGGTGCATCTGCACCCTGCGTCCAGTAGCGCTTGCGCCATGACTTTACTGTGTTGATAGACACATCCAACTTCTTGGAAATCTCGGTGCAGGACAGCCCTTTTTTATACAGGGTGTAGCCTTTATCCCGCTTGTCCATCTACATAGTCACCATCCTCCTTTGTTTGTTTCTGCTCAAACTGGCAGGCGGAACACAGAGCGCACGCTACACGATGCCGTCAGCGGCGGTCTGCATTTCTTGTGAAGAAATAGAAAAAGGGAGTATCCAACAGCGCCAGACAGGCTTTCAGAAGATACTGCCCGATGATGATACCGATAAGCTGCATCCGGCCCTCGTGGGTATGCACCCAGCCCAGACCGAAGCCGAAGCTGATGACCGCATAGATCACCGTGTCCCAGATCTGGCTCGTGATGGTGCTGCCGTTATTCCAGAGCCAGCGGCCACCCTTGGTGCTGCCATGCTTGGCAATGTAGCGGTCACGGATTGCATGGAATACGGCCACGTCCCACGACTGGGAAACGAGGTATGCGGACAGACTGCCGATGACAAAAATCCAGTTCTGCCCCAGCAGGGTTTGATAGGCATTGTCCATGACAACATCCGTCGCAGGGAAAACGCCGGTGAGCATAATGCAGGCGGTGGCAAAAATCTGGCCGATAAAGCCATACTTCACCACGCGCTGGGCCGTGGCCTTGCCCCAGATCTCGCCGATGATGTCTGTGCAGAGGAATGTGACGGCATAGGTGATGGCGCCGCCGCTCAAGGCCAGCTCGATGGGGCCGATATGCAAGCCGGTGGTAATGGTTCGTGCGCCGGTCACATTGGCAATGACGATGCTGATTGCAAACAACGTAATCAGGATCACCAAATTCTCGTTTGTCTTTTTCATTTTTGCTCCTATTCTTGTGAGCCTGCAGCTCGTGTATATTTCTGTTTGCAGATGGTGGCGCACAGGCTGGCTCTCGCTCCATAGAGAAGCGTCTTATCTGTCAGCTCCAGCCCCCTGCCCTCTGTAATGGTCCTCACCGCGGATAGCCGCTGTTCTATGAGGTCTTTCCGGAACTGATTGATATGTGCCTTTTGGTTTCCATCATCAAACCAGCCGTATTTAACCCCGGATAGCCAGCTGGTGCTGTCTGCGGAGGTACAGAAGCTGTTCTGTGCGATCATCTTCACATCGGTGCATCCCAAAAGGTGGATGTCGATCTCAGGTTTGCGGTTTTTGATGTAGTGGGTCAGATAGCGGGTGTCCTCCCGGAACGTCTTCGGCTTGATGATGCGCAGCTCCGGGATGCTCAGGGCTATGTAGTCGCTGAAATCTATCATGCTGTCCAGTCCCCGCATCCCATCCTCAAAATGGAATACGTTGATTTGGGGGTTATCCAGCAGCTTCTTCATCCGCTCCCGGAAGTACCACGCTTCCCTCACGCCCAGCACTTTCTGGCAGTCCAGCTCGACACAGGTGCATCGGAGATTGTTCTGCTGCACGAATGCTATGAGCTTGTCCTGCCACTCGGTCAGGCTTTCCAACGTCTGTGTCTGCCCTTTCCCGGCACCAAACATCAGCGTGAACAGGCCACTATCCTGTATCACATGGCGGTTGACTGTATCCTGCACACGGATTACATGGTCCGCCGGGAGCCGGAAATCATCATCCGGGCGGCACTTGAGAATGTACTTGTAACAGGAAAACAGCCGGTATTTGGTTTGTGCTGCCAGCAGAGCGGCGTAGAATATCTCTCCGCCGTCGCTCCCGGCAAAATGCACTTTAATGTTGTTATCGAACAACTCGCGCACCCCCAAACCCATCTTCAAGGACGGTGCAGGATGTGGAGTTTTCAAACTGGTTCAGAATTTCAGCGGCGATGTCCTCACAGGAGCGCCGCCCAAAATGACAAGCGCCATCCTCATCCCCATACTTGGAGAGAAGATAGCGCTTGATTGCATTCTGTTGGCTGATGATTTCTATTTCACGGTTTGCATTGTGAACTGGAAACTCTGCCGTAATAAAAAAGATATGACGGTGTGAGTTTTTGAGATATGCGAGTTCCCCATCAGCCTCCGGCCAGCAGTGAAAGCCCTCCATCTGAAGTGCGCATATCACATACTGTGTCATGCCGCATCCTCCAGACGGTACGCAAAGCCCATGTCCTTGAGAACGTCCACGAGGGTGGTTGCATCCTGTTCAGACAAATTAGGCACAATGACGGTCTTTTTCCCGCCGGGCTGGAGTGCCTGCACCTCATGGAGTGCGGGTGCAGCGTTTGGGTGCATCTCTGCATCCTGTGCCGGGGCTTCCGGTGCAGGGGCGGCAGCGGGTTCCTCGGCCTTGGGCTTTGCCTGAACCCCGGAATCAAAGAAATTATTGATATAGGGTTCAGAGCCGGGAAGCTCGTACTCATGGCCGCTCTCCGCAAAGGATGCAACCAGTGCGTCAACCTCATGCTGGTCGAAGCCTGTCACCTCAACATCGAAGCCGGCAGAAAGATCCTGCAGGACGGCAGACAGCTTTTCATTGTCCCACTGGCCGCTGATTTTGTTCAGCGCCAGATTCAGGGCCTTTTCATCCTCAAGGGACAGCTGCACCACACTGACATCCACTTCCACCGCGCCGGTCGCCGCCAGCACTTTCAAGCGCTGGTGGCCACCAATCACGTTGCCAGTCTTCTCATTCCAGATGATAGGCTCAACACAGCCGTACTTTTCGATTGACCGGGCAATCTTCTGATATTCCAGGTCGCCGGGCTGCAAATCCTTTCTCGGATTGTAGGGTGCTGCATTGAGCAGGCTGATAGGTACTTTTCTGATTTCCATGAATTGCTCCTTATAATGACCTGCTTTCAGACAGCCCCGGCGGCGAACCGGGGATGACTGGAAGCACGATTTCCCGCGCAAAGGAGCAACGCGGGGCGGAAAAATCCTCCTTTCCATAAAAATGGCGGCGCACATCAGATGATCTGCACCGCCCGGCTTTGTTTAGGATTTTGTAGCATAATAATACCATGCCTTGCGCCTTGCGTCATCAGAAAGCATTGGAAAGCATTCGTACCGATTGGAAGTCATTGGAACCCATCAGAAACCATTGGAAGTCATCTGACAAACTACGCTTTCCACCCGTGGCAGGCAAGCAAAAGAAAAAGCCGCTGAATCAGCATTTTCATACTGAGACAGCGGCCTTTTGAATTTAATTCAGGCTATCTTTTTGAGGTAATTATATGCCATCTTGCACACTCCGGCTTCGGTATAGTACCTTCCGAGTGTTCCTGCAATCTCTGCCCATGAGCGGCACCGCACGAAACGGAGCCTGAAAATCAGGCGCATCCGTGGGTCTGAAATCGACACACAGAATTCTTCTATTGCTGGAAGTACCCTTTCGGCTTCGGCTTCAAGCTCTTTGATGCCGGCATCCAAGTCTGCCAGGTCTGCGGCCAGATCACCAACCTTATCACGAACACCGGGAGTATGGGGCATTCCTGACAGTGACGGGGATGCTGGTCCCATCTTCTGGCACATGTTCTCGTAGATTTCTTTGTCCTCATCAATCTGCTTTCGAAGCGTTAAGTATCTGGACAGCTCTTGCACCGTCATACCTGACCTCCAGTAATATGTGCGCGGCCTCCAATTTGTAGAGGTGCTACCTAATTATTTTAGCACATTTTACGGCAAAAATACAGGTCTTGCGGTCGGATTATTTACGAATGAACGGGCAATCCACGCCCAGCCAGATAGGCGGCTGTCCATTGCCGATCACCGAGAACCACAGCCGCCCGGTCAGCAGGAGCTTGATGCGCTCCCATAATGTAAGATGCCAGCAGGAGATCACCTGTCCCTCGCCCCGGAAAGCCGGAAGTGCGTCGCACTTGTCTTCCATGCCCTCCGGCGGGTTATAGGTGATGTTCTGCTCACGGAACGGAATAGGAGTCATGCGCTTTCCTTTCTGGCGCGGATCGTCACGCCCTTGGGGGAGATCGTCACGACCGCATTCAGCGCCCGCGCCGCATCCACCATTGTGTCCAGCCGAGGGTTGCCGTAGAGTTCCCGGTAGCCCATCAGGTTCCGCGCAGTATGCGGGGACAGTCCTGACTGCCGGCTAAACTCGCTGAGGGTCATCCCCCGGAGCTTGCGAATCTCATTCAGTGTCATCATCGGCCCTCCTAAGCGCCACGCTTTCTTCTTTCAGCCAGTCCTTGATGCAGTGGAAGCAATGTTCTCTGCTCCGGCAACGGCTCGTCTGCTTCCGCTGGACGAATTCACAGAGCAGCTGGGTGAAGTTTTCCCGGATGTCTGCATCCGACATCGAGCGGATAAAGTCACCGTTGGTCATTTCTGCGGTTCCTCCATCAGCTCCATCAGCCGTTCTTTGGCACGGGTCAGCACATCGATTTGCCGCCGGGCTTTCTTCTGTGCTGCCGGCATGGCCGCTTTCAGCGCCGGAGAGATTGCATTGAACACAGCCCCCGCATACCACGGCATATTGGCGGTGCGCTCTGCATCGGAGATCAGCTCCTGCAAATCAGTGAGGAGCTGGACATCTTTTTGAAAATTTGACATCAGGCATCCCCCTTTATACATTCTGAAAGCGGTTGAAGCACTGGACGTTGTTGCAGAAGCGCTCTGTCCCAATAATTTTCAGCGGCTTACCGCAGTATGCGCAAAAGGTCGGACTCAGCTTCACGCTTATCGACCGCGGCGTTTCGGGTTCACTTTTCATCCCACCATGCTGCATCAGGTTGATGCCGCACATGATGGAGCCGGGTTCCACTGCTTCCCAGCAGTACGCCCGCGCCTTGCATACAGAACAATCTCTCATATTGCCATCACCCCACTTAAATCAGGAATGCAGGGATGAGAAGAAACCAGAGGTATCTCCCATCCCTTGTCACATAGACAGAAATGGAGATTGCAACGCACACAGCAATCCACTTTATGACATCGGTAATCTGAATCCACTTCATTCCGAACACTCCCTTTCCTCCACATAGCACCAACTCTGCGGCGCTTCATACAGGATGCAGCCATTGACTGCACAGGTGGGCGGCTCCATATAGTTGCCAGACGGTTGATAGTTCTCGCAGTCTGCATTGCCGCAAACGCCAGTCCCGTTCATGCCACAGAAACCGTGCCGGGAGAAATCCTCCAGCTTGAGCGGCTCCTCGTAGAGCTTCAGCTGAGAGATCTGCCAGCCATATACCGGCTCACCCTGCGCATACTTTACGATTTCATCAAGGGTCAGGCAGCTTTCGTACAGCGCCGGGAAACGCTTGATGCCGATGCCCTTGCCGATCGGCCTGAACACATCAAAGCCGTTGCAGACGAACTCGCCGAAAACAAGGCCGCTCCCACGACCGCCATCCATGGTCTCATAGATGTAAACCTTGAACGGCACTTCCAGCTTCGGGCAAGTCTTGCGGACTTCAACCGTCTTGCGTCCCCGCCGGATCAGGTCACACCACTTGGGCTTGATGCTGATAAGGACAGCTTTACTCATTCCTGTTTCTCCTTTTCTTGCGTTTCTTTCATGCCCAGAAAATCGCTCATCCCATAGCTCCCATCTTTGCAGGCGTGAGTAGCAAACTGCATCGGGGCATTCGGCGATTCAAACTGTGGGGAATAACCCGAAGAATCAATAACCGTGTACATGGTGGCCTTTGATGCAGTATCCTTGTTGGCTGTTCCAGCGTTGGAAAACACCTCTCCGCAGAGACGGCATTTGTAGGTCGCCATGTAAATTTTTATCAGTTTATTCATAGGATTTCACCTCCGGCGGCTCCAACAGCGGCACCCACAGCTTCACTTCCCCGTATGGAGTACTGTCTGCCCTGCGGCCATCTTCAATATACCATGTGCCATTTTCAAACCAGCCTTTCATGGTATTGCCGCTTCCACAGCAAACCCATACGATGTCGCTCATCATGCAGAGGTGCTTTTCTCCGCTCTTTTCTTTCCAGCTTTCATCGTGTACAGGCGGCGGGTTCTTGGCATCATGCCACGACATTTTGCGAACAAAATCTACCACCATCTGGCTGGCTTCCCTGAGAGCCTTTGCGGCGGCTTCCTTGCCCTTGAAGCCGTTGTAATACTCAATCTCGGCCAATGCATCCATATCCGTTGCCGGGTCGATAAGACGGCAGGCTTCTTCAAGTGTCATTGTTCCCGCCCTCATTCATGGTACATACGCTTGTTGCGGTCCCACTTCATCGTAACCGGGTTGCCGCACTTGCAGGGCACCGTGATTTCCGGGTCTTCCAGATTGGTGCGACCGTGGGCTTCAAAGTCACAGCAGGGGCAGGTGAACTCGTACCGTGTCAGGTTGTCCAGCTGAACCTCCCCGCCGCAGCGGCAGGTCACGCTGGCGCTGGGTTCCCGCAGGAACCGGCCAAACACATCACCGCATTTCGGGCAGCGCAGGCGCAGGACACCGTAGGCCGTGCCTTTGGGGATTTCTTTCCGCTGAACACGCTTAGGCTCTGCCCCCGCAGGGGTGCTTGCCTTTGCCTTTTCCGGGATGCCGCCGGTCAGCGCACAGGCGGCAGCATTGGCGCTGACCTCCCGCAATGCCCGGCTCAGGTCAGACTTGATGCTGTGGATCTCTGCCGCATCAGGTGTAGCCTTGAGTTCCTCATGGCGCAGACAAAAAGTAATCAGGCTCAACTTCACAGCGCTCTGCTCCAAACGCTCCAGTGCAGAAACGGAGATAGCCCCCATAGTTTTCTCAGTCATTATTTTCCATCCTTTCTTCGTCTTTCTTGCAAGCCTGAGCGGCATTGCAAGGTTCATCACAGGCTTTGCGGTGTTCCCACTTCTGATTTTCCAGAACTTCCTGCATCACCCGGCGGAAGTTCTGAGTGCCAAGAGCTTCCAGCGCCTTATTTTTGTCCTCAACGCTCTCAATCTTATCCAGCTCTGCGTAGTCCGAAAGAGTGGCGCCGCGAAGTTCTGCCCGGCGGAACGCATCCCGGTCAAGAGAAAGGAGCTTCACCCTGCGGCGGATGGTGGACTGGGAGAAGCCAGACTTGGATGCCACCTGCTCTACCGTGTCGCCCAGATCCAGCATCAGCTGGAAGCCCTGCGCCTGCTCATAGGTAGTCAAGTCACTACGCTGCATGTTCTCAATCATCATGGTTTGCAGCTGTTCCCTTTCGTCCATTTCCACGACTACGCAGGGCACTTCAAACAATCCTGCCTGTTGTGCGGCCGCGGCCCGGCGATGCCCGATGATGATGGTGTAGTCATCGCTGGACCACACAGCCTTGGGTGTCCATGCTGCCGCTG